ATTCTCCACCAGCGGAACCACCATTGCTATCAGCAATGGCCGTTATCACAGTAATAGCTGCTCTTGTGATAGTTGGCGTTACAGTAGGTGCTGTAATTCCAAGAGGTACGCTAGTTGCAGAAACACCATCCCAGTAAAAGCCACGATTCAACCCATTTACGCCGACAACCTCCCCTTTTCGTGTCTTGCAAAAACACATCTTTTGAAATGTGTCGTAGCCGCTTGAGAGTGTTGCGGTCGTGGAGAATGTAGCTGGCTGAATACCCCTTCTTGGAGTTAATTCACCTAACACAGAGGTTACTACATTTGTCTGTTCTTTAGACGCACCCGATGGTAAATCTGCCCCATCAGCATCTGTTATTAAACCTTTGAAATTCGATATACGCGGCATTATTAAGTACTCGTAGTAATGACGTTAGACAAGTGTGTAAACAAATAGTCGTATCGTGAATACCTGCTTACACCCCCTGCCCCTGAAACGCGAGATTCTGATTCTAAAGCTCTACGCAATTCAAAGTCAGCTACTTTACGAGCAGTTACGGTTCCTCGTTTATCATTGGCGAACCGTGCCAAGCGATATTCTATTTGGGCTTTGAGTGCTTCAATCATATTATCAGACATATCTACAGGGTCAGATATTAAAATCTTTGCTCCTGAGTAAGCCTGAGACAATGTTCCAGCAATAGATAGTGTTGCTGTGCCTACGGTTGTAATTTCATGCTGTTCGTTATACGGATTATTGCCAGCTAAACCTGTGGCTAAACTCCCATCAGCTACAAGCCTAACGATAGAACCAACCATAGAAGATGGTGGGTTAATTGCTCCGCTTGTGTTAGCAATTGACGTTAATGCCGTCGCTGCATCCGAGCCAGATGCCGTGCAAGTTCTGGCCGTGGTTTCGGTGCCTGCCCACCGTAAAGTCCTCGGCTTCCTCCTATACACAAACATCAATGGCTCGGCAGTTGTGGGACTAGGATCGACCCACATAGCCCACCGATTCATTTCATGTGGATCTTTCATCAAAGTCCACGCCCATGGCTGTCCAGAGGAGCCCAAGAATGCTTCTCTTTGTTGCCATTCAACGGGTGAAATGTAATTGGCGACCCAATTGCCTTGCATCACACCAACTTCTCTAATACTCCAGAGATCTGCTGGTAACGGGTATATACTTCTGTAGATAGTGGAACTGGTGCCGCTTGCTATTGCTCCAGTTGGCTTCAAATCGCCAAATGTTAGAGTAGCACCGCTTATACTTTTAACGTCATAAACGTCGTCGCCAATAACAACTCGACCATACTTAGACCAAGAAGGCCAAGATCCTGCATCGAGAACTAAAGTAGTGCCATCAGAAGATGTAACAGTGCTACTACTAGAGCTAGCTTCTAAATTAATCCTGCCTTCGGTTATATAGTAAGCCCACTCATTACCCATAGAAATATCGCGGTATGCACCCTGTATAACTTCTTTGTGCATACGGAGATCTTTTGTTCTCGCACCACCATCAAGAAGAGAAGTGATGTAGCTCAATAAGTCTTCGTATGTAATTATGTTTTCTGATACTGAAGCCATTTATATTACTCTATTGCGGGAGCATTGTTCTAATTAATTGTTCATACCTAGGATCTGCTTGTGGCGGAGTTTGTTGAGACGAAGCCGGAATTGACCCACCTTGAAAGCCACCCATGCCTGAAGGTCGAAGAAAAGGCATTGCATTAGCTGGAGAACTTGTAGGTTGTGCTTGGTTTATATTAGCTCCCCCACCCATCAGCTGCCCAATAACTAAAGCAGCCATAGCTGGGTCGGGAATCATTTGTCTCAACCTAGCGATTTGATTGTCATCCATGCTATTAATCATAGCTTGAGGGCTTTGTGCGGGACGACTTAGCCCCGGCGGGCCCAAATGATCCACATGATCAGGCGAGAGGCGACCCGGATGTCCCGGCATGTGGCCTTCAGTAATCTCCGGTGGAAGACTCGGTTCTGCACCGAATCCTTGTGGCATCATTGGCATTGTGGCAGAAGGATTGGGTATAGGGGGGGCTCCTTCTCTAGTAGGAGATCTACCTTCAAGCCCAAAACCTAAGCCCATATTGCCAAAATCTTGATCAGTTGGGGCATTTTGTTCCAAAAACCTGTTCTCCAGAAACGTATCGTAATCTGGAAAGTTTGGATCGTAATTTGGATCTGTAACAGCAGTGGCTCTATTTTCAGCTTCGGCTGCACTCCACTCATTGGCTGTGTCCATCATAGCTTGAGCTTCTGGACTTCCAGCCATTGCTGGCCCTAAGTGTGGCATTCCACCTATACCAGCTGCATTATCTAGAAAGATGTCCCGTTCAGCAGCTTGCTCAGCTTCATTTGCAGCTGCATCAAGTGCGGCTTGCTGCCCAGCCTCTAAAAGACCTTGACCAGCGGCTTCAGCTGCATTATTAGCAGCTAAATCAGCAGCATTTAAAACCATTCCAGGATTTAACGGGTCGTTTGCTGCTACAATATCATCCCCTCCATATGGATTAGGCGATCTTGTTACGTTAAAACGACCTTCTTGAGCAGTTGTTGGATCTGCTAAATCTGGGTTAGTTACAAGTGGATCAACACCATCTACAGGCAAGTCAACGGTAGGATTGCCAAGTGCATCTGTACCTACATTCCCAAATTCTTGACTTGTCTCCATATCAAGATTAGGGCTATTACCTTGAGCATCACGCCGAAGTTGCAGCTCAGCACCTTTTCTTTTTTCAACACGTTTCCTTCTCGGGTTATATCTGTGGGTATGAGGATTAAATGTGGCTCCATGATGATCGCTATTAGGATCATCAACAATTCCCCTAGCCTCGTATTGATCCCGATATGCTTCATCGGTGCCTGCATTTCTCACAGCTCCGTCTGTGTTGTAAGTTGGAAATGAATAATGTACCCCAACATTATTATTTTCATCAATCATTGGTCGCCCGGATTCGTCTGTGTACGGATCAGCCTTATAGCTATCAATGAGAGCTTGATTCCCTGCTTCGAGCTTAGCTAAAGACTCTGGGCTACCTATAGTAGTTTCTCGATCTCGCCTTTTTCTCTCTTCCATCATTGCTAACAATTCTGGATCTCTAACTTGAGGCCCGCCTCCAGCCATTATGTGATCCACATTAGCATTCAAACGTTCACCGTATGCTACTGATCTGTCTCTATCTGCCCGCATATTACCTCGAACTGCAGCATTTTGTGCAGCTTCTGGAGAAAGCATTGGGTCATTGTATTCATTACCGCCAGCAGCATAATGCGCAGCTCGCTCGGGACTCATTCCTGCATCAATATAAGATTGGTATAACGCACCTTGCGCTCCCTCGGCTTGAAGTCGCTTTATCTCTGCTTCGTAATTGACCATTACTTTTTCCCTTTGGTATGCTTATGTATTATTTTTTCTTTTAGTTCGCGGATCTTCTTGGGGTTCTTTTTAATCTTTTCAGCTAACGCAGGATCTTTAGCGACTTCTCTTGCTGCATAATCTTCTACGATATCATCAGCGAGAGCTTTCTTCTTAAATTCCTGATCGGGAGCTTTATAATTAATTGACCCAGTTGAGCTTAAGCCTTTTGCTTTTAGCACTGCGCGAACATCATCTTGAGTAGAGATCCATGCCATTGGGTCTGACGCTTTACCGAGTCCACCGATATACTTTTTACCTTGAGTACTAATGCCAGCTTTCTTGGCTGCATCAAATAACTTCTTGGCAACAACAGGGGAAAGTTTGTCTGCCCAATGTTGCTGCCCTTCTAGAAATGCTTTTTCGGTGCCTTTAGTTCCTGGAGGTTGCTGCATTGCAAGCATAGCTGCAAAGCCAGGGTTGTTTCCTTTAGCGATTAGTTCTTCATAGAACTCTTCCCTACCTACTTCTGAACAATCTTCAAGGTACTTCTGATAGTCTTTATGGTCTTTGGACATCTCGGGCCTTCCTTCTTTCAGCTTCACTTTTTGCACGCATCAACTCTAAATCCATTTGATGCTTCTCACGTTCTTGTTGAATCTCTTGATGGTGTTTTTCAGCATCATGTTTCATTTCTTGGACATGTGCTTGTTGCTCAAGTTGTATCTTCTGTGTTTCTATTTGAGCTTTCTGAGATACTATTCGAGTTTGCTCAGCTCCTTGCCTTTGCTTGGCTTGATACTCCATCTGCTTCTGTTGCGATTCTTGCTGCTTAATTTTCATTTCTTCCTGTTTAAGCTGCATTTCCATTTGCTTAGCTTGGAGTTCGGCTTGTCCTTTTTGCATTTCCATCTGCATACGCTGCTGTTCCATTTGCATCTGCATCTGTTGAGCTTCTTGCTCTGGATCAGGTTGGCCTTCCTGTTGTTGTTGTTGTTCTTGCTGGACAGCTGCCATGTCAACTAAGAATGGTTCGACATCCATTTCATTGGCTTTTGCCCATTCACTTAAGAACGCATTATATGGAGAGTCAATTCCCATAGTTACAAACTGCTGCATCATAGGCATAGCAATTTGACCAAAGTCATTTAGCTGGCGAACCCTATTTGTTTTGTTAGGCTTGCGAGCAGAACCTGCTTCGATGCGGTAATCAAAATCAAGCACGGTTCTTTCAAACTCTTGCTGCTGCAATTGTTGCTCCCAAATCATTGAGCCTACTTGCCCAAGAATAGGGAGTACGTCTTCTCCGGTGAGAGACCACTCGGCAGCTTCCATCTCTTTTAATGCGCAATGACTTAACCAGTCTTCTACGCGAGATGCCATGTCATCTGGACGAACGGAGACGTTCTGGTTGCGTACATCCGCTTCTGTAGCTGATCGAATCTGAGTACCGCCGGAAAGACCGTAGAGCAATTCCGTGAGCCCGGTTCTCTTGTCAATCATGTCCAGAACTTCAGACACCATCCGCCAGATATCGACGTTAAACGATGGTGCGTCCAGGAATGAGACTACATCAGAAACTCGCTGACCGAATATTTCGCTCAACTCAATTACTGTGTATGGCCCCATTTTATTCTTTAGTTGATCTTGAATCTCTGCTCCGGCGGCTTTCGCAATTGCAACATAGGTTGTAGAAGCTGCTGCTACCTTATCAGCCAAGAATGACATACACCAATTCACAAACCGCAATTCCCCAATTGCAGGTTTAATTAATGAGATTGGCCATATCTCGCGAGGCTTTTCGTAGAAATGAAGTTTACTAAATGGCCATCCGCCATCTGTCCAGAATGGGATAGGCCATTGAGAACGCATAAACATTTCTTGAGGATCCTCTTGTAATACTTCAGGAGGCATATTAAGAGGGAACGGACAATCATCACATACAGCTAAATGGCAGAAGTCACCGAACTGTTCATAATCAAACTTCTCCTGAACGTCTTTGGTAATGCCGCCTTTCTGAAGACGAGCACCAAATCCACCCTTAGAGTAGACTTGCCAATACTCTATCAAGTCATATGATTCGCCCTTACGCTTAGACTCTGAGTTTTCTCCTTTTGACTTAATCTCAGACTGTCGATTCGCAGACGATCTATTCCCTCGGATCTTCCCTTCGATGCCGTATTCTCGCTCAACCTTCCACACAGGCTGAACGCAGCGTCTTGCAATCCATTGGACATCATCCCAGTACTGGGCATCAGGATCTAAAACAATGTCATCAACTGAAACATAAACACTTCTAGGCATCTTTACTTCTGAGCCATGAGGCTGATGTAGTTCAGTCCAAAGAAAACTCATGCCTTTAATGATGGCTTCATTGATAGCCATGCGAGCATGTTCTTTTTTATTGTTTTCCTGCTGCAGCCAATTTAAGTAATGCTCTTTAAGTTTCGCGTAGTTGCGCTTCTTAAAGTTAACTTGATCTTGGGGATAGATCATTTGCTGAGCTTGTTGGGTTTGCTGTTCATCCTGTGGATCAAACCCGAGCATTGCTGGTTCGATACTAGGAAGAACCTTGGGTGAAACCTGTATTGCTGGATTACGGTGATAGAGTACCGGGCCGAATAAAGCAACAGCCTCGAATACTCTATTTACCGTCATCCTAAATGTAGGTAAAGCACCAGTGGTACCCTTTTCCAAGAAGCCTTCATCTCCTTTTGCGTACTGCCCTTTCCACATAAAGTCATGGGAGCCGTCAAAGAAGTTCATGGCTTCTTCAGCGTACTTACCAAATCGCTCTTTCTTGTGCTCTTTGGCTCGCTTTATTTTTTGCATCCATTGTTCCACGATGGGCTTAAATGGATGGTCTTGTTCGCTATAAGGTTCCATTGGTTACTTTCTAATTTCTAGCTTGTAGCTTTTTTTCGACGAGTAGCTGTTTTTGTAGCGCTATGTTCTAACGCTGCAATACGAGCTTTCATTTCTTCTCGTTCTTCTTCTACGCGCTTCCATTCATCGGTATAGTCCCACGATCCAGATTCTCTATGGTCATGATTCCAAGTCAACTTAGGATCAGTCGCATGTCGAACTCCATCATAAACGTGACCATCCGTAGTACGAATCACTAGATTTTTTCCCGTTCGGGAATGCCTTGCAACAAAACCAAGAATTGGATTTGCTAAATCATGCCTGTCATAAAAGAACACGGGGCTACCGAGCTTTATACTTGGCATCACATAGGTTTCTGCTAATACTTTTTCTTCGGGTGAAATTATAGTTTCCATTTCTAACTTCCTTGAGGGCCTAGGTTAATTGTTCCCCCGTTATGAC